TTAACGAAACAATCTATTTACAGACAGAGAACAGCGATTATTTAATTACTGAAAATGGTGATTATTTAATTTCTGACGACCAAGCAATTGCTACTCAAGGCGCCGATCCTCAAGTCATGCTGCGCTGGTCAGACGATGGTGGTCACACATGGTCAAACGAGCATTGGGCATCCATGGGCAAGATTGGTCAATATTACAAGCGTGTAATCTGGCGGCGTCTGGGCATGACAACTAAGTTGCGTGACCGTGTTTATGAAGTGTCTGGCACTGACCCTGTGAAGATTGCAATCATGGGCGCAGAACTTATTCTGAGTCCAACGAATGCCTAGCCCTAACGCTAATCCAACGCCGATCACGCCTCCCAGAGTGCCGTTGATTGACCCTCGCACGGGTTTAATTGACCGTGCTTGGTACTTGTTCTTTTTGTCGCTTAATAACATTGCAACAAATGTTGTTGACGATGTTGGCCCAAGTCCTGAGTCTTTAATTGCGTCTTATGACGCAGCGCTTCAAACATTGGCTCAAACTGTAGAAACACAGCCATTGCCAATTGATTTAAGCGCTGACTTAGCGGCTTTAAAACAAGAAGTAGAAACTGCGCCAAGGCTAGAGATTGGAACCATTGCGTCGCAAAATGCTGAGAACGTCAATATTACTGGCGGCAAAATATCTGGTTTAGTGCCGCCATTGCCTACGGCGTCGGGCGGTACAGCCTTGTCATCATTTACGTCTGGCGGCGCGATGTATGCCACATCTACAACTGCTTTGATCACGGGAACACTACCTGTTGCGTCTGGTGGTACAGGCCAAACAACATTTACTAATGGTCAACTGTTAATTGGCAATACTACGAGTAATACACTTAGCAAAGCTACGTTAACAGCGGGAACAAATATTACTATCAATAACGGCGCAGGCTCAATTACAATTGATGCTAGTTTTTCCACAACAGGTTCAACTGGTTCTGTAACATTGGCAAAAATTACCGCTTTGGGAACTGATGGTTCTTTGACGTTCTCAAACGGTTTGATTACGGCGTTCACCGCGCCAACATAAGGAACATCATGACAGTCACCGTCAAAGTCCTCGTACCGGCTAAATTTGCCGAAGCAACCCAAGTTACCCAGTACACAGCGACTGGCGTTACTGCCATCATTGACAAGTTTACGGCTACTAATATCAGCGCGTCTGCTGCCACGATCAGCGTGAACTTGGTTACTTTGGCAGGCTCTGCTGGCAATACCAACTTGATTACCAAGACCAAGACCTTGCAGGCGTCTGAGGTCTACACGTTTCCTGAACTGGTCGGCCAAGTGCTTGCCGTTGGCGACTTTATCAGTACAATTGCAGGCACAGCCAGCGCAATCAACATTCGCGTTTCTGGACGTGAGGTGACTTGATGAGAATTGTCTACGGTAAAGGGTTTGAAATTGACAGACCCACTTCAATGCTAGATAAGGTGCAAGCCTTGCAGGCCGAAGTGTCTAAATTACCTCAATACGAACCTGAGACAAAGCACTATTTTCATGGCGGTATGTATTGCCGTGAAGTGTTTCGTCATGCTGGCGTTTTGGTTGTAGGCGCAGTCCACAAAAAAGAACACTTTTATCTAATTGTGTCTGGTACGGTAGCGATTACCACAGACGATGGAGTGCAAGAGGTTACTGGGCCTCATTTGTTTTCAAGTAAACCAGGCACTAAACGTGCAGTGTATGCAATTACTAATGCACTGTGTATGACTTTTCACGCTATCGAGGCAAAAAATGTTGAGGAAGCTGAGACCGAATTGGTTGAAGCAGAACCTAATAACATGTATAGTTTCGGTAATCAAATTAAACACCAACCATTAGAGGTGCTGCCATGACATTTTGGGTAGCTGGAGCCGTAATTGGCAGTTCACTTATCGGTGGCAGCGCCGCTAAAGGCGCCGCATCTACACAGGCAGAAGCGGCTAACCGCGCTGCTGAACTTCAAGCAGAACAATTTCGACAAACGCGTGAAGACCAAGCGCCGTATCGCACGGCTGGTTATAACGCATTAGCCGAAATGCAACGCACGGCGGGCAATGTGCCTGGCGCGTTTTCGTTTACTAATCAAGCCATGTACCAAGACCCAGGCTACGCTTTCCGTTTGTCGGAAGGTCAGAAAGCGCTTGATCGTCAGGCGGCTGCCCGTGGTGGTTTAATCTCTGGCGGTGCTTTAAAAGCCGCACAGCGCTTTGGCCAAGACTTAGGCTCTCAAGAATATCAGAGCGCTTACAACCGTGCATTGACTAGCTACGGCACAGATGTGGCGCGTGAAAACCAGTTGTATAACCGTCAAGCGGCCATGGCTGGCATTGGGCAAACTTCTACTAATTTAGTGGGTCAAGCTGGTCAAAATTATGCAACCAGTGCAGGCAATCTAATGACTGGTGCTGGCGCGGCTCAAGCGGCAGGACAAGTGGGTATGGCCAATGCTTTAACAGGTGGTTTGGGTACATATTTAAATTACAGCCAAGGTAACGCTTTGCTTAATGCTTTGCGTACTCCTCAAACTGCTCAAATTCCTAATGTTGGATATGGTACTAGCGCGGGTTACGGCCCTTAATAGATTCGAGGTAAAAAATGGCTATTGATCCAAACATTGCTCTTGGCGTTAGAGGTATTGAAATTGCCAATCCTTTGGCGCAATACGGCCAAGTTTCACAAATTCAAAATTATCAAAATCAAAATGCGTTGGCGCAGTACCAGTTGGCTACCGCACAGCGAGAACAAGAATCTGTTAATGCTTTAAATCAAGCGTATGCCAAAGCATATAACCCACAAACAGGCGAAGTTGACTTAAATACTTTACGCCAAACTTTATCTACGGGTGGTTTTGGGTCTAAATTGCCTGGGCTTGAAAAAACATTTGGTGAATTAGAAAAACAAAAACTTGAAGCATTAAAGTTAAAAGGTGAAGTAACAGCGCAGCCAACTAAATTAGAAGCTGAAAAATCTAATTTAATTGACGCTAAATTAAAACAATCACGTTCGTTTCTTGACACAATTAACCCACTTGACCCTAAAGCGCCAGAACAATATTTGGCTTGGCATCAAGCAAACCATGCTGACCCTGTTCTTGGCCCTACTTTAGCCGCACGCGGTGTAACACCAGAACAATCAATGGCTCGCATTCAACAAGCTATTCAGGCAGGCCCACAAGCATTTGCTGATTTAATCAATCAATCAAAACTTGGCACTGAAAAGTTTATGGAGTTAAACAAGCCATCCACCTTTGCCCAAGATACGGGCGGCGGCGGTCGTTTAATGACTCGCCCAGGATTAGGTGGCGTGGCTACCGTTGTGCCTGGTAGTGAATTCACTAAAGGCAAAACATTTGCCGACATTACCGCAGAAAGACAAGCAAACCTTTCTGCATCCCGTTTGGCGTTTGACCAAAACAAATTTGCATGGGAAAAAGCCAACCCTGGCTTTGAACTTAAAGAAGCTGAAGATGGCTCAATTGTTGGTGTTAACAAGCGCACTTTGCAAGCCTTTCCTGTTTCAATTGGCGGTGCTGCACCACCAACTACGCCAGCTGCGGGCGCTGGTATGCCAGGCGCTCGCGCCCCTGCGCCTGTTGTTCAAACTATCCCTGGCATGACAAGCGTCTTGGATCAACAAGCGCCAGTAGCAGCTCCTAGTGTGCCATTGATGGGCAAAGGCACTGCAATGACCGAAGCCCAAAGCAATGCTGCCATGTTTGGTGGCGCAATGTCACAGGCACAAAATACCATCAAACAATTAGAAAAGTCAGGCACTGTTAAGAACGCAGTTGTGCCAGGTCTTTTGAGTGGCTTGGCGCAAATGGTTCCATTTGGCGTTGGCGAGAACATTGGCAATGTTATTCAATCAACATTTAATGCAGACCCAACTGGTTTAATTGGGCCAAATGCAGATCAACAGAAATTAGCGCAAGCACAATTAGCGTTTGCCACTGCTTATTTGCGCAAAACCTCTGGTGCAGCCTTTGGCGCATCTGAGGTGTCTAACACAATTAAAGAATTTTTCCCTTTAATTGGTGATTCCCAAAAAGTAATTGCACAAAAAGAAGCTGCTAGAGATCGTGCTGTTGAAGGCATGAAAATGTCTACTAATAAAGAAGGCAGAAAATACATTGAAGGTTATGGCGGTGGAAGCGCACCCGCAGGCGGTGGCCCTATATCTAATGCAACGCCAACCAATCCATTGGGGCTGACAATACCTGGAGTCAGATAATGGCCACACTTGCAGAGTTTCGCGCACAGTATCCACAATATGACTCTGTGCCAGACGTTGCTCTGGCCGACTCATTGCATGAAAAATTTTATTCAAAGATTCCAAAAATAGAGTTTTACAAAACCATTGGGCTAAGTGCGGCTACTGCAATACCAGGCGCTGAGAATGTTGTAACTGGTGTTAAGCCGCCAGAAGTGTCTATGCGTGACCGCATCATGGGCGTGATTGAAACGCCTTTAGCACTTGGTGCTACTTTGGGTGGAGCTGCAATTGCACCGCTTGTTGGCATTGCAGGCACTTTAGCTAGTGGCAAATACGGCACACAAGAAGGCATTCGCGCTGGCGAACAGGCTATGAAGGCTGTTCAGTATCAACCACGCACACAGACGGCCAGAGAAGCCTTGGGCGCTGTTGGTGAGTTCTTGCAGCCAATTACAGGCGCTTTACCGCCAACACTTGGCGCAGCTGGTACAACCCTTAACGCTTTGGCGCCTGCCACCATGATGCAAGCCGGTGCATTGGCTCGTCCTATTGCAAGACAAGTAACAGCGCCAGTGCAAAATGCTTTGGCCAATGTGATGACACGCGAACAACAGCCTAGCATGGTTGGCATGGGCGCGGCTAGTACAGCTGAAGACTTGATGCGCCAAGAACGTCTTAACCGTCTTAACATTCCTGCGACAGCTGGTGAGCGCACTAAGAACTTAGCACAACAGCAATTTGAGGCAGAAGTTGGGCGCGGTGTGGTGACTGGCATTTCTGAAGAAGCCAAAACCAAACTGGCTGAACAGATGGGTGGCTTTAAGGCAAATCAACAAAAAGCCATTGTTCAAAACTTTGAACGCATGACCAATGAAATTGGTGCTGAAGTGGCTGATCCAACTCAGATGCGTGCCGTTGGCAAAATTGTTGACAAAACGCTTAATGACGAATACACCAAAAAATATAACGCATATAAGGCGTTATACAAGACGGCAGATGAAGCTGGCGAGACATTAGAACAAGTGCCATATCAAAGCCTGCTTGACTACATTAACACCAAAACACCAACACAGCGAAAAACACTAGATCCAATTTTGGATTCTGTGGCCGAATCGTTAAAAATGAATGATCCACAAGGCACTGGAGCAATTTCAGTTCGTGCGCTTGAAGACATTTATCAACAAATTGGCACGGTCAAAGATTCGGCAAACGCCAAGCCAATGAAAAAAATTATCACCCAGTTGGGTGAAGGTGCTGGCGGTGAGTTGTATCAGGCGGCGCGTCAATCCAGAGCGCAGTTGGCTAAAGAGTTTGATGATGTTTATCGAGTTGACAAGTTGCTTGGCACAAAGGCCGGTTACGCTGACCGCCAAGTGGCGCTTGATGATGTGTTTAAGTATGTTGTGCTTGATGGCTCATTGGAAGAAATGCGCACAGTCACAAAGTTGTTGAAAAAAGCAGGCCCAGAAGGCCAACAAGCCTACAAAGAATTGCAAGGTCAGACCATTCAGCACATGAAAGACATGCTTACCAAGAGTGATCAACCATCTTTTAGAAACCTTAACACTCTTATCAATCAGCTTGATGCCGAAGATAAATTGGTCTACATGTTTGGCAAAGCAGGCCGCAATGAGATTATGGACTTGCGTGATGCCATTAAAGATGTGCTTGTCAAACAGCCTGGCGCTGTAAATTACAGCAACACCTCTGGCGCAGTCTTGCGTGGCCTTGAGGCTTTGCAGGCAGTAAGATTCCCTGGGGCTAAATCAGCTGCTGAACTTGCTCGCACACGCGAAGTAACCGGCAAAGTGCAAGAAGCCCTTAAACAGCCAAATCAATTGGCGCCAAAACAGCCAAATCAAAACGCATTGACCAATAAGCCAGTCAAGATTGATTTAAAAGGCATGGCCAACCCATGATGGATACCCAAGTTTTATTTAACATTGCGGTAAGTCTGGCGGGGTTCTTAGGCGGTTGGGTGCTAAATAACATCTACCGATCACTGGAGCGCTTGGACACAGACGTTCGGGCTATGCCACTTAATTACGTTACCCGTGATGACTACCGCGCTGATATGCGTGACGTTAAAGAAATGCTTGGCAAAATCTTTGACAAACTGGATAACAAAGTAGACAAATGAATGCGCTGGCTCATACTCTTACTGCTGTTGGGGCTGGTGGGAGCCGTGGCCAAGAATGGCTGTCATGTGCGCGAGTTCTATGGAATAGCGTACACAGTCCACGACCCTACACAGCGGCACAGGGAGATGATGGCGTGGCTAGATCAGAACGCCCAGCACTGCAAGTCAACAGAATACGTGGTGATCTGGAACAACCTGTCCGAGTGGGCTGGTTCAGCCGATTCCACATGGCTTAGAGCCAAAGTTGTACATGGATACAAAGATGCACTTGAGCGAGAAAAGAAATGATTCCGCCTTTGTACAAATGGTATCCAATGGTTCAGCCGGAGGGCTACCCAAACAAGACAGACGCGCTTGAGCGCAGGGCTGAGAAGCTGACTGAGGACTACAAGCAGGCGGTCAAGATGAGAAAGATGGATGAAAAGATTGACAATCTTGAGTTTGAGTTGTATGTGAAGAAGGCGCAGCGCAACCAACTTAACCTTGAGATATTCACCAACCGCAAGATAGACATACTGGCATAACATGGTTACAGCAAAGAAAACTCCAGCTAAAGCTCCAGCAAAGGTAGCGCCTGTTAAGCGGCGTACACCCAAGCCAAAGGCAGAGCAGACAATCAATGTGTCTGTTGCTGCGCCAACCCCCGTCAAAGCTGAAGCCAAGAAAGACGATAGCGCCCTCGGTAAAGTAATTGGTTTGATTGAGTGGGTGGACAATCCTTTCAAGCTGTTCACGGTTATTTTGCTGTCGTTCCTGTTCTTTGCGGGGTACTTTGCTTGGGACTCCCGGCAGGTCATCCTCCACGCTATCACAACTCAGGACAAAATGCCTCAGTTGGCAAAGCAGGAAGCACTACTTTCACCTGCCCGTAGCTTGATGAAGGACTTAGACGGCTTGGTTGTGTTGGTTCACAAAGCTAATTTGACGACAAACAGCCGCACCACCGTGCTGGCCTTGAACGCTGATGGTTCACGAGAGAAGTCAATGGAAGGCACGGTAACGTCGCTATTCAATGCAAGCGCAGACCGCAACGCCGCTATGGTGGCTATGCTCAACAACGAAGTTCTCTGCGAAGACTTTAACCCGTCAAGCAAGGTGGGTGAATGGGGTGCAAAGCAAGGCGTAAAGTTCATGTGTAGAGGCTCCATCCCCCCTGATATGGGTAAATTTGCAGGGTATGTAGCGATTGGATTTAAAACCAAGCCAGAAGATATTGCGGCTCTGAAGACCCGTATAAACTTGGCGGCAACTGATATGTCGGAGGATTGATTATGTTGGATATTCTAAGTGGTGGTATTTTAGGTTCAGTGTTTGGCGGCTTGTTCCGCATGGCTCCTGAAGTACTGAAATTCTTTGACAAAAAGAACGAACGCGCTCATGAACTATTGATGTTTTCCCGCCAATGCGAATTGGAGCAATTACGTGGTCAGCAAAAACTGGCTGAGATCGGTGCTCAACGAGAAGCCGCAATTGATGTGGGTGTCATGGATGCCTTCAACAACGCCATTACACAGCAAGCAGAGATGGTTAAAGCCGCTGGTGGATGGGTGGCTAGCCTATCAGCTTCTGTGCGTCCTGTGGTCACATATTGGGTCTTGTTTGTGTGGTCGTTCATCCACGTATGGTTTGCATGGAATGCTTGGCTTGCTGGCGCACCAGCTACTGAAGTGTTCAAAACCATGATGACGCCTGACTTCTCAGCCCTGCTGTCCGGAACAATAAATTATTGGTTCCTTGACAGAACTCTCAAGCAACGCGGCATATGAACCTAGAGTTAGCCGCAGCCCTATGCCGTCAGTTTGAAGGCTACCGCGCCAAGCCCTACCTTTGTCCGGCTGGCGTGGCTACGATTGGCTATGGCTCTACCTACTACGCAGACAAGCGCAAGGTAACGCTAGAAGACGCGCCAATGGATGAACCCACGGCGCGGGCGCTTTTGATGGTTGAACTGGAGCATACGTACCTGCCTGGTGTTCTGCGTAACTGTCCCGGCTTGATTACGGACGTTCGTAAGTGCAACGCCATTGTAGATTTCTGCTACAACTTAGGTACTGGGCGCTTGCAAACCTCAACACTCAAGCGCAAGATAAACGCGGGTGATTGGGAAGGCGCTGCCGAGCAACTGATGCTCTGGACTAAGGGCGGCGGCAAGGTTTTGCCTGGCCTTCTCAAGCGCAGGCAAGCCGAATGCGCCCTTATTCTTTAACCAGCGCCCTGTACGCTTCAATGGCGGTCTTCAGGTCGCATTGCAACTGCTGAATAATGTCATCCTGTTCGCACAGTTTGACGTAGCATTCGCCGGCAAAGTCAACCAACGTCTCACGCTCCCAAATATCAAACTTGGGCATTTGAATTTGTCGTTTTCTCCATCCGCTTTGTTTAATCATTGGTTTCCTTTTTAGATGGTGCGTCCAGTTCGCGTCGGTAATATTTAACCGGCATTTTGGCGTTCTTGTCCAACTGCTTGCGCAGCCATTCGGCGCCGCCAAGTTCTTGCAAGATCATCCAGTGCCTATCTGACATTCGGACTTGTCTTCCCAATAATGGTTCAGGTGGTTTGGGGCGAGGCATTTACCTGACTCTCCTAAGTGGCATGTCCATGACGCGCTCAGGCGGTGGAGGCGGCATGTGTTCAGACGGCGGTGTCCAACCGTGTTTGCGCCAAAGCGCCTGCACATCTGAGCCAGACTCCCATTTAAAGTCTTTCAATGGTGTAGACGGATAGCTAATCTTTGAATGTGGTGGTTTTTCTATCATGGTTGTGTTGCTCCTTTAATTGCTTCTTGTAATGCGGCCAAACCATCAACGCGCTTGCCGTTTATAAAAATGTGGGGTAAGTCAGGGCTAGACTCCATGTCCATCTCAACATAGTTAATGTTTTTAGCCCTCAAAAGCTGCTTGACCTCTGTGCAGTTGGGGCACAAGCGCTTGGTGTAAATTACTACCTCCATGGGTTTCCAATAATAGGGTTGACCTTTCATGGCGTTCTCATGCTCAATGCGATCAAACTCGTCATCTTCGTCTGTCTGAATCATGCTGTCTCCTAAAAAGGGATTTGATCCCATTCCCAGTGTTCGCACTCAACCGTGCCGGTGATCCACTCTAGCGGTGGCTTTGCTCCAAACTGCTTACACATGCCTGTCTCGAAGTTGTTGCACTGTCGGCAATTTACTTGGATCAAATTTACTTGTTTGACTTGGCTGTCCAGATGCCTCTTGATTGCGTTCAGTTCGATTAAATTCATAGTCTTTGACCTCTGTGTATTTTCCATTTTTGCGGGTTGCAATTCTGACTGGTTCTTCAATGTCGTAAAACTCAAGCCACTCAAGTGCCTCTTGCGTGCCTGATGGCATAAATTTTCTTTCCCTGCGCATCCACCAGTTTTCTGCCTTTTGCCTGGCATAACCTATGTGGCTAAAACAGATCCATTCACTGGCCACGCGAAGCAGGCCGCTGTAATAGTCAACCCTCAGTGAGTCTGGCTTGCCTTCTTTGCGGTGCAAGGCATAGTCAGTGCGGCTGATGTCATGCCAAACCAGTTCGGCCATGGCCGTTTGGCTTGATAGCAGTGCAGCATAAGAAACCTTGGCATCCATCGGCTTGGCTTCTTCTTCTCTGATCGTGGCGCCACAGTGAACACACACTAACGCAGCTGGTGCGTTGCGTTCACCGCAGTCTGGGCAGATGCTGTAGGGCGCCTCTTGTGGGCCTGACCTTTTCTTAGCCCTGCCTTGGATCGCATCCACCGGCCCCAAGCGCTCAACGGTGTCGGTAAAGTCAAGCACCAAGCAGTCATCTTTGCCGTCTGCAATGCGCGTGCCTCGGCCCATGCCCTGCACATAAAGCACCGGCGACTTGGTGGGCCTGCACCAAATAATGCAGTCCACGTCTGGCACATCAAAGCCAACTGAGAGCGCCAGCACGGTAACCAAGCAATGAATCTGGTGATTCTTGAACTGGCGAATCAGGTCTTCGCGCTCTTGCTTTGGTGTCTCACCACACACAACGGCGCTCACAATGCCAAGCGCGTTTAGCTTCTCAGACAGGCTTTCAGCGTTATCGACACTCGGTGTAAAGGCGATCCATTTCTTGCGCTCTGAGGCAATCCTAGTAGCTTCTGCGGCCACTTTGGCAAGGTATTTCTCAACCTCACGGGATAGTTCGCCAACCTTGTAGTCGCCGTTGGAAATGCCAACGTGGCTGGCATCAATGCGTGTCTCAATGCGCTCGGTTGGTGGAACCAGTGGGGCAATGAACTTAGCATCAAGCAACTCACGCATGGACACACGGCTTGCAATGCCGGTAAACAGTGGATCGTCACCGTCAGTCAGCCAGACCTGATTGCCCCTAAATGGCGTGGCCGTCATGCCAACTATGCGAAATTTGCATAACTCTCCAAGTTTAGACAGAAAAGTGCGGTACATGCCTGCATCGTTTGCCCTCTGGCTCACTAAGTGAGCCTCATCAATCACCACAGCCTTGATGTTGCCGAGCAAGTGCGCGGCCTTGTGGATGCTGCCAATGGTGGCCACAATCACATCGGCGGTGTATCTCTTTGTGCCCAGGCTCGCGCTCACATAGCCCACGCTGATGGTGTGCGGCAGTAAAGCTCTGAGTTTTGCCGCATTCTGCTCGGCCAGTTCCTTAGATGGAACCAGCACCACAGTGCGCGGGTGAAACTCTGGCCACTGATCCCACATTTGGCGCACAATCTCAGCGCAGATCACCGACTTGCCGGCGGCGGTAGGCAACACCAAAAGAGGAATGTCAGCCTCATCAGTGTGCTTTGTCCACCAAGCAAACAAGTCAGACACTGCGCGTGATTGGTATTCACGCAAGATCACGTTGGCGCTCCAAAAGCATCCTGTCGGCAATGTCGTAAGCGTTCTCTATAGCGCTTTTTCTGTCGCCATTGGCCAACAAGCCAGTCAAGGCAGCCGCGGCAAAGTAATCACGCAAGGTGATCTGGTCAATTGGTGGGGTGTTCATACGAACCTCGCGTTGTGTTGTTTGCGTAGTTCAAGTGCCTGCTCGTCCACCAAAGCGGTCTTGTCTGCGCAGGCATGGATCTCTTGGCTGCTAATGTAGTCAGGGTTGACGGCAGGGTCACCGTTGACAAACTGCTTGCCGTCTGGCGTTTTGTAAACCAGTCCATTGTCTTGGGTCAAATCAACGGGACTGGCCGTCTTGGCCAACAATATGGGGATGTACTGGTGCTTGCCACAACCCTTGCGTTGTTGGTCTGTGGTCAAGTCAGTGCCAAGCGACGCGCATGACCACCGGCCTTGGCCGTCCATCTCGGGCGTGGCATGGACGCATGACCGGCATGTGGGCGCCGGTACATCCGTGCCATGGCAAACAGCCTGGTAATCACAAAACTTGCACTCAAACCATGTTGGGTCTGTAGACACACCAACTGGCGGCTCAACACTGGTGATCACCGCCATGGCCTTGTCAACCAATGCCTGTGCTTCGTCAGCGTCAAACTCCAAACGCTCAGTGTAAATGTCGTCATTGTCTTTGTTGACCACCAGATAGAGCGCCCTTCGGCAACCGTCCTCACCAAACTGATCAATTGACCACTTCATGTATATTTGCATCTGCGCGTAATGTTCGGGCTTGGACTTCTTTACGCCAAATTTTTGCATTTCCTTATACATCTTGTCAGATGCTGTCTTTATCTCCAATAAATGCGGAGACTTTGGCGCCTGCGGCAAGCCCGTAATGATGCCGTCAGCATTGCCCTGAAAGTGGTGGCCAGTTGTGCTTTCGCTAAATGACCACTGCTTGCCGGTGGTTGGGTTAATCTGGTAGACCGTGCAGCCAATGCTTGCTAAGTCTGCATAAACCCTTGGCTCTTGTAAGTGGCCAGACTGAAACACTCGGTACAGGCGGCCAGAGAACTGCGCAGGCTTAGCCCATCGGAATGAATACCAGTGCTGGCGCCGGCAGGGCTTACCAATGGCAGATGCGCCAAGGTAAGGGCGCTGGGCTTCCGCGCCATACTTTGCCTTGTAATGGGCAAAGATGGCATCGGCCACAGGATCAGTAACTGATTGTGGAAGCAAGGCCATTACTTGCGTGCCCAGGCTGGTGCTTTGGACTTGGCGGCCTCTTGCTCGGCTGTTGGCCATGCAGGGGTTTCAGCAGCAGGCGGTGGTGTGTACGCTGGTGCAGCTGGTGCGCTAACACCACCACCGGCGGCCTCATAGCCCTTGATGTTGTTGCTGGCCTTGTAGATGCCCTGTGCCTCGCGCACGGTCACGTTGATGCGCACTGGCTTAAAGTGCAGAGCGGCAGTGTCAAGCAACTTGATCACATTCACGGCGTGGCAAAGCGCAGACAACTGGCTCTGTGCAATGCGCTGGGTGTCTTCGTTGCTGTGGCGAATGTTGAGGTTTTCCCACACACGGCGGCCTTTAAACTGGCCATCGATGATTTCAAAGGTCAGCTTCAAGCCTTCGCCGTTGCCAGACTTTAATGGCTGCACATCGGACTCGGTGATGTGTGCCAGATAAGTGCCGGCAGGCAGTGGGCCTGTAGATGCTTGGGGGGCGACGGTAGATGCGTCAAAATTAAACTGAGCCATGATAAATTTCCTAAAAAGTTAAGTTACGAACTGGGGTGATCAAGACTGCGCCACGGTGAGCGCTGCTTGGAATGCCGTCCAGTCAAGCGGCATATTCTGAAGGCCAAAGCGGTTACCACCGCAATGAGCCGGATGGGGTTCAACGTGCAAGATGCGCTCACCAGTGGTGGTGGCCTTGGTTTCTTTCTTAGAAAACCCTGCGTCAGTCTTGCTGGTAAAAATGCGATAGCCTGCGTAGCCAATGACGTCTGCCCACTCTTGGACTAAGCCGGCAGCCTTGTCGTGCAGTTTCAGGACGTGGCTGTCATAGCCCTCGGTCAGCGGGTCTTCAATGCGCTTGATCTTGTCGTGCGCAATCAAGATGATGCCCATGCCCTTGGCAGAGCGCAATACTTCCAAGCCAGACAACAGGTTGCGCCATTCTTCGGCGGCGGCCACATAGCCCTTACCAAAGCCTGGCTGCTCAATGTTCTTCCAGTTGTTCTGTTTGCACACATGGTCTTGGATCATAGGCTCAAGCCAGTCAAGCGAATCAATGAACAAGGTCTGAAAGTCATGGTCTTGGTTAATCAGCGTGTCAATGGCCGCATAGACCTCGGCCAAGCTGGCGGCCAGTGGAAAGGCGTTTGCGTCTACGGCATCGGCGCCGTCTTCGGTCAAAATGCCAATGGCGTTGGGCGCCATGGCAGCAAAGGTTGTCTTGCCAATTTTGCCTTGGCCAACCACAACAATCTTGGGGGCGCGAACACGTTTGGTTTTGGAGATAGATGATAGATCAAAGGCCATGTTAGTCTTTCAGTTCAATAGATGGTTTTGCGGGTTTGCTTGTGATAAACACTGCCACCTTGTTATAGGCAGCAGGGTCAATGTCTGCGAGGGCGCGAAGGAATGCCAGGTTAACTTCGGCCTTCCAACGAAATGCGTTCTTGGCGTTGGTTGGCAAATCTTCGTAGTCAGCGGCCAATCGGTCAGAATCAACCGTGCGGTTAAGTTTCCAAGTGATCGTAAATTCTTCGTCGTTGTGCGTGCCTTCGTTACTTTCGGGCTTGGCAAATTGGTCTGTGATCAGACCCTCAATGCGCAAGCGCTCGGCCTTGGCATCGGTTTCGGCCTGCTTGGCCATGCGCAGCTGTGCTGCCAGTTCAGAGATCGTCATTTTTAAAATCCTCAAGTGCTGTGGTTGTGATGTGGTCTACAAGGTATTGCAAGAGCAAGTGGCCAATGTCTACGTCAGTGCCTTTGACGTAAGCGTTAACCAGTTCCATATTTTCATACGTGCCAGGCTCGTCAAGTAAGCCACGGCTGTCGCGTGAGCCTTCTTCGTCTGGCGTGTACTCCAAGAAACAAACCAGATCCACGCCTTCGACTTCGCAGGCGTATTCGGTTAGCCCTTGGGGGCAGGCGGGTGTGGGGTTCATGTGTTCTTACTCCTTAATTTGGCTTCAATGGCTCTAGCGTAATGAACAAAAGGTTGGTTGCTTAACTCAGCACCAATACCATAGTCAGCAAACATGGCAATCTTCCATATTGCTTCGATTTCTTTATCCGTCAGCCCTACCCATGTGCGCTGTGCCAATTTGCAATCAGGATGGTGGTCAGTCCAAACGCAATGTGAATCGCAGAACTTCTCCCAAGGCTCATCCTTCGCTTCTAGTGCGGTTGATGTATTTATTGGCGAACCAGAAGTTTTTTGTTGGTTCGCCAATTGCTCCCTTTTAAGTTCGCCATAGTTCCATACTGCTTCCCCAAGTTGCGCCTCGGTCTTAGTTAGTCGTTGTTCTAATTCGTCAATTTTATTAGCACGAATACGCGCCAGCGCATTTGCTTTACCTAGTAGGTCATGCAGTCTTCGCAATTCATCATTGGCTTTCTCATCCTTCGCTTCTAGTGCGGCTTTAATGGCGGCGAATGTTTCTTTGTAAAGAACTTCGCCCGTGTTTTCGTAGTGTTTCATCCCCAAATCTTCCAACGCCTCCAATGCAAGGCGTAATGCTTCGTTCTGCGTCATAGGTATTGCCCCATTTGGTTTAAACTTGTTTTGTAGGCTTTTGCCATGATTGCTGACTTTGCCAACGTAGGCATTATTTTGTTGTTTTCTACATCAGACAAATAAGATTTTGCACAGCCAATTTTTTTGGCCATTTTTTCCAATGACATATTGGTTTGGCAAAGCCGTAGCCCTCGCAAATATTCACCAAGGGTTACTTTTTTATCCAACGCAAAGCGTAATGCTTCAGTCTGCGTCATGCTTGTCCCCTTGCTCGGATGTCGGTAATAACATAGTCGTGAAACACAGTGCCTTTGGTTGCGTCTCCAACTTTGTGCGCTTTAACCCAACAAGTTTTGCCCGTTTTTAACCGCCTTAAATGGCCTCTGCGGTCATGTAATCTTGGACTTGCGTGTGTACCACCTTGATGCTCACTTTTAGGCTTAGAGGGTTCTACCACCACCGTAGTCCAATCGTAAGTTGGCATCTTTCCATTCTTAATTTTTCGCTGGTTTGTAAATGTAGGCTTGGCAATTGGCTTATGCGACTGCGTTGCCTGAGACAATGATTCCAACCAGTTGCCACAAAAACCCAGCAACGTCTCCGCCATCTCTTTGGATATTTTTTGACCCTCGTCTACAGGGCCATAACGCAACATATC